AATTCGTGGTATAATTTGATTTACTGGAACCTGCAAACGCTTTAAAGATTTTGCATATTCGTCAACTTGTCCTGAATCAAATTGTGTTTCATATGAAACTTTTTTAAGCTGTTTTGTAAAGTCAATGCCCTTTTGCATTGAATTAAGCAATACGCCCCATGATGTTTGTTGCTCTTCCTGCTTTACTCTTGCCTCAATTGCAACCCCTGCCAATGCGGTAATAGGCAAGGTTAACTTCATTGATAATTGCTTACCCATAGATTCAAGGCGACCAATAAGCTTATTAGCACCGTCAAACATCTGATTGGTTTTTTCATCAATACGTTGCAACGACTTTTCGTATGCATTAAGACCGTCAAGCGATACGGCAAAGCCTATTTTGTGTACAAATTCGCGCAGTGTTATTCCATCACTCATTTGTCACTCTTTGGCGTTATAATATCGTGCACCGCTCGCTCTATTGCTGCGTCCATATTGATATAATGTAAGCCCTTTTGTATCATTTCAAACGTCCAGGTGCTTTCTATTTCGCTTACTGTTCCAAGACCTGCCTTTGCAAGTCTGCATATTGGCTCAAAGTCAAGCAAATCCTGATCGGCAAACTTTAATAGCCGATCGATTTCATTGTTTATACGCTGGTCGAGGGCGGTTCCGGCTGCGTGGTATCGCCAGTATTCCCGCCTTGCGATAAAAAATCTTTTCCGAAGTTCGCCTCCGATACAAAATTTATAACAGCCATAAGCAATCCCAAATTTCCCGCAAAAACAGAATCAAAATTTGTGATCTTGTCAAGCTGTTTCCCATCTATAGAAGTAAAAGCAAGAAACTCGATGCAAAATTGCTGCCACGTATCAGGGGAACATATAATCTGATGCCCCTGCATACACTGTTGCAAGCGAACCATCATTTTGTTTGAACGGGAACCAAGAAAAAGATGTGTAGTTATAACATTTTTCCCTATGGTTGTTTCTCTGGTTAGTTCATCACTCATTTACCCCTCCGGGTAGTAAAGGTTTATGAAATATTAAACAGGAAGCGGAATACTATCTGTTGCCATAATTGCCGAAAAAGCGTCGTTTGTCGGGCTAGTCATTTTCAAAGTAAATTTAACTACACCGCGTTTATCATGTTGGCGCGCCCAAACTACCTCGCCTTCGGTTCCGGCATAATCTTTCCAATCATCTTCATTGCGTGTTACCTCTATAAATGATCCATCGGCAAGACCAACGACAGGAACACCGCCAAAGGTCATACCAACAAGAAGCGGGTCGTATGTTCCGCCCGGCATACCCTTGATAAAAATATCAAGGTTGCCGCACATAATTGTCCATTCTCTTGTATCAATTTCTTTTCCGTATTTTAAATCGGCAGGTTTTTTGATGCGGCAATTGAATGCCTTTGCAACTGTCCCGCCGTTTCCGTCCGTCATTAAAAACGATAATACTGGCATGCTATATCTCCTTTAAAAAGTTACTTACGAAATCAAGCCGATCATATGGATACTATTAATTGCACCGGAATACCAACACTGCCATTTTAGGTTATTAAGCACCCGATTAAGCCTATCTGTTGACGAAACATATCCGTCTGGGCTATTCGGATCTGTAAAAGATGGAAACGTAATTTTGTATCCACCTGCTTGATTCTTGCTTGAGTCTTCCGCGTATGCTGTAATCGGTCGCGTTACACCTGGCAACGAAACAAGCGGTTTGAATACCGATTCCATTGCGGCAAGTATCATTGCTTTGCCATTAATATCGTAAGGTACTTTAGGATTATTGATAAGTACAGCGTATACCGCCGCCTGCAATGCACCCACAAGATAATCATTGAATATTACTGCATCAATCCACGACACCCCGTCTTGGCAAGTTCCCCAACGAACAATATTATATCCCGCAACGGTTTCGAGCGTGTTCACATCTTTGCCCCGCGTAAAAGCTTGCAAACCGTTTACAAGGGAATAATATCCAGCCGCATTGTTATGCTGCGTCTGGTTCAAACTATCCGGCGTAAGTGATCCATCCGGCTGAGTGTATGCAACGTTATATGTTCCCGGCTGAAATCCGGCAATGTATCCAGCAATTGAGCTATCAAAATACTGTCCAAGTCCATTATAAAATGCGGCTGTGCGTCTTGCCTTTGTAGCAAGCACCTGTGCCGCAACTGTTCCCGAAGTGGTAAGAGCCGCATCAGTTGCCGGGTCAACATTTACGACATTAGCGTCTGCTGTTTTGTAAAAGAAAAACTTTGGGGATGTGTTTGCATTTACCCATGCGCTAACCGCAAGAATATCGGCTGTAAGTGTACTTGCAATGGTCAATTGATACCAAGAGTCATCAGAAGCCGAAAGCCGCGTGAGCGCATCTGCGTATGTTTCTGGGGCACTATAGGTAATAGAGCTAATTGTCATTGTACCTGTTATTCCAGCAAGAATAAACGCAACGAAAACCGATACTGTTGATTTGGGAGTAACAAGTATTGTATGCGTTCCACTTGTGTATGTTACCGTACTGGTAGTATCTCCCGATGTTTGAGCACGAAGCGCAACTTGCATTGCAGCGGCAAGCGTGGCAAGAGTTGTATTTTTATCTGTTATCCATGCAGTTGAAACAATAATACCATTGATATTTGCACTTATTGTTCCACCTGTAAATGTTCCAGCGTTGTCGATAATTGTGGCAGTTGCCGCCGCCGCTCCACCCATTGCGCCGAGCTTAATAGTGGCAGGTGCTCCATTTGGGGAGGTTCCTTGTGTAAATGCAGCCTTTGCGCGTGCATATTCAACGGTTATATTCCCGCCATTGATGTACTGTATCGCGTTTGCAGCTGGATCTCCGCCATTCGCAACCGGAACGGACACTGTGCGACCATTGCAAACGATATTCGGCCCGACAATCAACTGTAAACCAAGGTTCTGCAATGATACGGTTTTTGCCGCACTCTGCATTGACACCGATACTGATTCATTTAAACCCATGATATATTCTCCTTGTTAATTCATTATTCCGGTCATATTTGCGGTATCTATTGTGCCAGGCTTGCCGCTTGCCGTTGTCCAAGTGTCAACAAATCTTATTCTTAAATCCATGGTTGCGCGTGATTCTGGCATACTGTCGAGATATTGATGTGCGTCAACTATTGGATGAGCTTCAACGATTATAAATTTGTTTACGGAAAATGTCGGGTGTACAGTTGTGTCTTCTACTGCATTTCGTATAGTTTTTAAAATATCGACCGCAAGTTCTCCCATTGCGGTGAGATACACCATTTCTTCACGGTCTCCGGTATAAGCAACTGATCCGTGAATATCTATTGCTCCTGGATAATCACGACCTACACGAGAATCATTTGACAATCTCGCTTCGAGTAGAGGCGTTGCCGGTCTACCGTCGTTATCCATGTGCCATACAAAAGCTGTTTTGTTGTCCGGTCGTGCCGCAAGATTTCCTACCCAAAGTGTAGAAACCACAGTTGCAAGCCATGTATATATTGCCGTTTTTAATTCTGATTCTGTCATTGCAAATAATCTTTCGGGTTTTCTATCTTGGTAATAATGTATTCATAATGAGACATTACACCATTTTCCCACGGATTTGAATTTGTAATTTCATACCAATCGCTGCCGTATTGTATCCAGTCTGGCAATTGTCCGGTTTGTCCAGCCGAAGTCAAAGAAGTATTTGTAATAAATTTAAAAGATTGCCGAGTTCTTTTCCCCTCTTCGAGTCGTGCTATATCGCTAGGAGAACACGCGCTCATTGTGCCTATTGCCGAAATTGTAGTATATGTTGGCTTGCTCGCACCGGATGCCGTAAGCGTAATAGATCCAAAGTGTCGAATAGTAAAAGATCGATGCGGCAACACGGTAAGCATTATGCCACCTCTGCCTTTCCACTTCCTGCATGTTTACCCATTAACTTTACGAAGGTAACGCTATTTATCATCTGTCCGCTATCGATAAGCGTTTTTGAAGAACCTTTATTTCTCACAGTAGATTTTGCGTTTGGTGGTGCAATATTAGAGCGTATAGATTTACGTATAATAGATTGCATAAACAATCCCATATTCTCAAATGCTTGCGAAACTGTTATTTTCCCGATCATGGCAGCATCGGAAAATTTGTTTGCCATTTCAAATATCTTCTCACGGTTTCCATCTATAGCATTACGAAAGAATGGCCGCGATGGAATTGTATTTGTTCCGAATTCATTGAACACCGCAATTTGCGCCACTTCAGACATATCATCATACGGTTTCGCGGTTGCTTTATTTCTTGTCGCCTTACTCACATCACCAGAATCAGGAAAACCAGACTTTACATAACCGTTATGCAATTCTGCAACGACCTTTTGTAAATCCTGATAAGGTTTCTGATTTTTAACTAATGTGTGAGTAATACCCATTATTTACTTCTTAGAAAAAAGGATAAATTAAAATTGCTGTTGTGCCTGTTTTCTGAATACCTGCCAACTCCCCGGAATACGGAGGAGTCCATGAATCGTAAGCCGCAATAGCTGGAATAGTCCATGGGAACACCGCGCCATTTTGATACACAACATTTATTACAAGTCCAGCCGCTTGACCACTTGCTCCACCCATAACAACTATCCCCCGGAATAGTCTCAATGGGGCATAATCTTTTGCAGCGGTACTCATTGTCAATCCTGTAGTATTGCTATAAATACTATCAGGATCAAGAATTGAATCACCCGCAATGCAAGGCAATCCCGGCATAATTGAATTGGCGGTATTGTTCGTACTATCTTTGATTATTGCTTGCGCTGGATAAGTCATAATTATTCCTTAATTTGTTGCATTTGCAAAATTGCCAAGCGGACTTGCTACCGCTATTCCCAAAATATTTCCGTCTATCAATTGTGCAAGCTGCATCCCATAAGAAGTGCTGCAAAGATCGCCGTATCGAGCCTGTAATTTAGGGGGAATAGAATACGATTGTGCTACTCCCCCTTCACTTGCACTCGATACCGCACCACTTACACCAGGCTGCGCAATAGGATTTCTTGCGATTAAATGGCACACCCTTAATGCCACGGCATACTCGTAATTTATCCCAAAGCGGGATGTGCTTGTCTGCTGCATAGCCAACGTGATAAACGATGGTAAGCGAGTATCAGAAACATACGCCGGGGCAAGGGTAGCTATTAAATCTGAAACACTCATTTATTATCTTGCCCGTGTATTTTTTGTGATGCTGGTTTCAATGCTTTTGAACTGTCGGTCGATTGCCGCAATCACATCGGACCGCTTTTCCTGTTTTGAAATCTCTTCAAGTGTTTTAATCTTGAAAATGCTTTCAATTGTATGAATCTGCTTTTTCTTGAGCTTATCATCACCGATCTTTGTGCAAAAGTCAACCACATCAAAATCAGGCAACTTCACACATTCCGAGGTGTTCATTGCAATGCGCGAATTGTCGATTTTGCTATCTTCACAAATGATCTCAATGCCTTCATCAGGGCGTTCATTTGAACAATCTTCGATAAATGCGGGACTGTTTAGCAATTCTTTCGGATGATTTCCAGTAACTCCGCAGAACACAGCAATATGCCGCATAGGGGGCTTGTATAAAGGATCAAGGATATTTTTAGCCTTGTTTTCCTCTACTTTTTTGCGCTGCTCATCGGTTTCGAGAGAAATCGTGTACCCTATTGGGTTTGTCGATTTATTGTTAAGAATCATTTTCAACCCTCCGGTTGTTTTCTGTGAATAAAACCCCGGCATCTATTTGACACCGGGGACAATTGAAAATCGATTAGGTCGCAGGAACGGACAATTCAAGGATCAAGATAGACAAAGGATACTGACTGATGACTCCACCTACACGCGCGTGACAAGGTATTAGCCATTCGAGATTGCGTTCCTGTGGAGGAAGTTGCTCGAAAGGTTGCGGGATGTGGAATTTAAGTTTGCCAGGATCGCGCTTGTAAAATACCGCTACGTTTGTGCTCTTTGTCATGTCTGTAGGAGTCGACGGGCGCGGTGTTACGTTTGCAAGATCGATAACCCATTCAATTTCTTTTACCGAAGGGTTATGTGCAAGGAAATAATCTGCAACAGTTGTAAATCCTGCAACTGTACCGGAACCGCCGCCGCCCAACGGCAATGTGAATGGTGTTGTCGTAATAGCGACGTATTCTGCAAACGGGAGAAGCAGCGTATCCGGCATTTCAACAGTGTTCGTTATTGTACCTTGCAAAGCAACTGCATTAATCAAGTCAAGATACATATACTGTGCATTTCCCGCATTGGTCGTTGTCCAAAGACCATAGGCAGGACGCGCAATAATCGCATTGGGCTGATAAACAAGACCAATAAGCCCGCCATAAGTGGGATCGTTTGCTCGTGCAAGGAATCCAACCTTATTGAGCATCTGTTCGTAATCCATACGGGTTGCTTCTGCTTCCATCATTTCAAGGGGAACATTAGCAAACTTTGCGGCGCGGATTTCGTCCAGATTGTAACCATAGGAACCACCGAAAGGCAGAATCGACCGACGTACTTCACTTGCCTTTACGGATGTGCGGGGAAGGTCATTTGCATAATTCGAAACAAGGCCAAACGAACCGGCACGGTCGTACATGCGATACGTGATCGTTGTTGCGCCGGGGCCTGCTTCACTTGACACGGGAATAAGGCGGGTTGCCTTATATTCTGGATACTGTTTCCAGAAAATCTGAGTCATAATATGTTCGAGCTGTCTTGCAAAGAACATGTTATAGCCTTCTGTGTCCTGATTGAATCCAGGAATCTTACTAGAATCCTGTTTCCATGCATGTGTCAATGAATCGAAATTACCGGAGAGCTTGAAACTATCTCCTGTCTTTTTCGGTTCGTAATCCATTGTAAACATAGTTGCTATCCTTTTTTAAAGTTTGTTATCGTGTTACTTTGCCTGAACTACTGCGAGGCCGTTGTTTGTATCCGAGCAACCCTGAAAGAAAAACCAGTTAGGAACAAGTACGCACGTGCCGGAATCGCTATCATTGCGCAATGCACCGCGTACAACAGGATAAGAAACGCCTCCGATTGTGGTTGTGCCATTCTGTAAACGGATATACACAGGATCATTTGCACTTACCGCAACTTCTGCAAATACCCAAATACGACCTGCACCCATACAGTTTACAACGTCGTTAGCCTGATAATTAAGAATCAAGCTGCCAAGCTGCTGTTCTTTGCCCTGCGTCTGCATCGATACACCAAGCACTTTGTCGTTTGTGGTAACGGTATTGCTTGTAAGAGTAATCGTATGTCCAACCACTGCAAAATTTGTCAAGAGACAATCAAGTCCGTCTTTCGAATAGACATAGAAAGAAAGGTTGTTTGTGTCGGTTGTATCGATTGCTGCATTGGCAACAGGGGCCATAGCTTTAAGCAGAGTAACCAAGGATGCGGCATCGGTTGCCGGAGTTCCGCCCGCTGTAAGCTGCGTCATTGCAACACCGTTGATTTTCAGGTTCACGGTATCTGCGGCAGTAAGCGCTCCGCTCATTACAAAGTGAGCTACGTTCGCACGGGGCAAGCGAGCAACAAATTGTCCGGCGGTGCTATATGTTGGCATACGTACAATACCAAGGCCGAGGCTTATTGACTCGTAAGCAACAGGGGAAACGACATCACGATAACCGGAAATATCATAAGGCATACCCACGATACCGATTTTCGCATATTCGGAATAATCGGACTGTCCGACGAAGCCGGACGTATTCAATGCATCAGAATATGCATTGCTAATTGTGCAAGCTGAAAACGTGATAGTTGCATCACCAGTTCCGCTTACTTTGGTAAGCGTTCCAGAATTACCAGGAAATCCGCTTGCGGTTGTTAAAAGGGTGGTTTGTGCTGCAATTGTACTAAGTACGGTAAATGTAAAGCCCGCACTGGTATAAACTGCACCAACCGTTGCCGCTGCGCTCGAAACCGTAAAGGTTGTGAGCTGCGGGGCCATTTGTGTAATGTTTCCAGAGGACATATCTTTTCTCCTTATGAAAGGTTATTGTTTTAGGTTACTTTTTCACAGACATCGAACAAGGAGCCCTATAAGCATCCTGCAAAAGCCTATTTGATTCCTTTTCGTCTTTGTCTTTTTCTTCGTCTGATTTATCAAGAGTAACAACCTGCTTGCGCTGTTTTGCAAGTGCCTCTTTGCGCTGTTTTGCGTCACCGGCTTGAAGTGCTGCATCGAACATTGCAGTTACATAGTCTGCGCTTTTACCGTCCATATTCAATTCGGGAAACACTTTTTTGATTACAAGCCCTTTGATTTCTGCGTCTGTTTTGCCTTTGAATTCGGTTGCATCACAGATAAGCGATGCATTGTCTACAAGTGCAATACGTGCGGAAATTCCATCCTGCACAAGCTTCTCGGTGTCAACTTCTTTGAGCTTTGCAATTTCTGCCTTGGCTGCATCCGCCGTTGCTGTTGCTGTGTCAAGATTTGTTTTGAGCTTTGCAACTTCCTTCTTTTCGCTATCAAGCGAAAGGGTAGCGGTCGAAAGGTCTGTCCGTGCTTTTACAAGCGCATTGATAATACTTTCCGGTGCATCAATATCGATGCCGTCAAGATTGTATTTCATCTTTCTTTCTCCTTGAGAAATGGTTTTTGAGTCCTGTTTTAATTCGAGTTCGTTTTCTTCAATGTCCACGGTATCCATATTGAGCCGTGCCATATCTCCGGCACGTCCACGGTCTACAATAGCAAGATGATTTCCGCGTATATTTGTTTGCCGATAATCGTATTCTAATCCATCCGGTGTAATTCCATGTTCTTCGATGTCATCCGAATCATAAGCAAGAGACAAGCCGCGACGACCGGCTTTTACAGCCGCGACACCGGACTTGTCGGTAATCATTCCAGACAGTTTTACAAAATTCCCATCACGCCGGATATTTTCACCAATAGAACCGATTTGAAAATCTTTTACATTGTCCGCTGTGATTTTAGGAGTAACGCCCATGCAGTGGTCGTTTACAATGGGTTTTAACGAAAAAGAGGCCATAGAGTCGGCTTTAAAAACTTCTTCCGGTGAACGATAGGCCTTGCGAATCGATCCATCTGTATTGTGATAAATGAAAATTCCTGACCGGGTAGCTACCGCATCAAATTTGAGATAACCTTCTGGCGTTTCGGTAACGCTTCCCATGGAAGAACGGTCGAAATATGTATTTGTTGTCATTTTTTCCCAATAAAAAAGGCTCTCCGTGGCAGGAATTGTAATCCCACTACGAAGAGCCTTCAAAAGTGTTGTGCGCTATCTTTCCGCAGACACTAAGACTATCGATATTAAGTATAGTATAAGTAATGCAAAATAAAAAGTCAATATTTATTTTAATTATTTTTTAAACGATAAAAATAATTTGTAGAATATTTTCTGCTTTAATGTATAATAGGTATATAAACAATCAACCCGGAGGGGTGTTATGAAAAAGTTTATTTTAATCGCAATTCTGGCAGTATCGGCATTTTCTCAAACGTGGACAGGCAGAGTAGATGCAGACGGTCCAACGCTATACACCTGGAATATCTCGTTGTCAAACGATACAATCACCTGGCAAGTATTACAGATTTACGGCCACGATACAATCGATTACCATGGCAAACTACAAAATCCTATGCCTAAATCTATAAAATATCCTATTATAAAAATCACTCCTGTAATACAGGATACAGTTGTCTATCAAAACGGGTACGCTAGACAAGTGAATAAATTAGAAGTGTCCCCCAAAAGGGAGGTTCAATTTTCAGTAATAACCGGATCATTTAATACAAACGGGGGAATGGAAATATATTCATCTGGATATAGTTTGTTTCAATCTGTAATTGTACCAGAAGTTTTTTTGTCGGTATCAAATCCAGTACCACACCGAGCAAATTTACCAATTAGTAATGTTTCACGTGGAATGTATCTTGCAAATGGGAGAATGGTTGCGGGTATTAATAAAAACCAGCTAACTTCAAACAGGATTTACATTCGGTGATTTCACATTAAGGCGGGTCAATTCTTCACTTGTCACAATCTTTTTTACGTCAACCGCACATTCCCGAATTCCACCCTGGAAACAAACCAATTCAAAATGTAACGACAATTTACCAGAATAGCGCGGACTTACTAACATCCGCGCTATTGTATCGTTTACTACAAGCGATAATTCTTCTGGCCTCAAATATCCTTCGCCTTCTTTTCAGCGTCAATTATTTCTTGCTTCCATCGTTCTACGGTTGCTTTAATTGCATCAATCTTTTCTTTTGGATATGATACAAAAGCTTCGTTATTTGGATCAACCATATACAATTGACACTCAAAAGACATAGCCGTTTGCATCCATACGCGACGGTCAAAATCACATTTGCAAAACGCTTCTATCATTTGATATTTTGAAAATGATAGAGCATCTTTACCGAGTGCTTGCGTTGCCATAGCGACAAGACGCTCCCGATATTCTGCGGAATTATCCTGTTGATTTGGGATGTGTGGAGTTTTTTTCATTACGCACCCACAGGCTCAATTGGCTCCTGTTTTGTTTCTTCTGGCTTAACCTCTTCCGCTATGGTTGCAGGTTGTGGAAACGAAAATGCACCACCTACGCGAGTTTTCATTATTTCAACATCTTTCTTTACATCCACAATAATTTTTGTTACTGCCTCGGTATTGCTTTTTATAGCACCACCAACAGCCTGTTTGAACGCCTCAATATCGGAATAAGCGTCACCCGTAAACTTAGATAGCTGCTTTTCAACGCGCAAAACAAAACGCTCTTCCACTTTGAAAATAAGAAGCGCAACAACCGCCGACAGAACCAATCCGATCAAAACACCTACGACTAAAAGCATAATAAACCCTCCGGTTTAAATTGTGAAAGAAACTGTTATTTTATTATTGAACTGAAATTGGGTTCTGCATAACATCGACAATTATAATCGCTACCCGGCTTCTTGCCTTGCATTGCTTTGGGCCGTGCAATCCAGGTTTTCCCATTGTCCAAAGAATATACGTTAGAATCATTCCATTTGCAAAGGGAATCGTTCATTTCTTCATGCGTAGCACGCTCTCGTTCATCTTCCATTCCGCGCCAATAATATGTATCGATTCCAGCCGATTTTTGCCTATAATTTGCAATATCGCCATTAAGCTTACTTACTTGGTCGCGTGCAATTAATGCCGCCCGTGTTTCAACCTTGGTGAATACGCCTCTTGTCAATTCGGTATTTGCAAAAAGGTTGTTTGATATAGTGGAATACCGATCGCCATTGCGTATACCATTTGAAACGGTAAGACGAACATCTTTGTATACTTGCGCCTTCAAATCATCAATAAGCGTTATGTTGTCATGTGTGAATGCCTGTAATCTGTCGGTAAGTTGCGGCATATTGGTATATATGTCAACACCTAAAACGTGTTTGCATATTTTATACCATTGTTCTGCATTAAACCTGGTAACGTTTTGACTCATTGTGGTGAGTATCCCAAGTTGTTGATTTGTTGGGAATACCCCACTTATCGCATCGCTAAAATTGCTCATTAATCCGTCGAGATCGTCACTCCAAACATCCATTTTAATAGAATCATTTTTATGTGCGTTCGCTTGTGCGATTAGTCCCGGTAATTGTGGCAATATCTTTTGCTTTACTTCTGATTTAAGACGTGCAATAAACAATAACAATATTTTACGATATTGCACTTCACACAAGATAGGATAAACCCACTTGGGAGCCTTCCCGAGTTTACCCTTAATCCATGCAGACTTAGTAAGCAATTGATGTTCTATTAATTTTAAAACATCCATTATGTAGGAACCTTATCCTTACGTGATTCGTCAAGTTGCTTTTTGTCATCTGACAAAGCATCAATAGTTTTCTTTTTTGCTGCTTCGAGTGCCAACTGGTTTTGATGTGCCGCTTCCGCTTGTTCGTCTTGTGGTGTTTTAAAGTCTGGATCTTCCTCATTATCGCTTAGTATCGTTTCGAACGAATACGCTTGACCACCAAACCGGCTTTTTGATATTGTACCTTTAGGATCTGCAATAACCCCGCTGTTTATATATAACTGGTCTGTTTGCGCTTGCATGTTTCTCATTTGTACTAAATCTTTTTGTGTAGGTTGCCATAGAGAATTAAATTTAATTGGACTGTTATCATCAACTGGATGCCCAAGGCTTATATTGACATAATTAACAAGCCTTTCCATAGGCGGCAACAAATCCTCTTCTTGGAAAGTGGAAACCCTATCGTACCAGAACCGCACCTGCGATGCTTCATCATCTGATAATCCGCCTTGCGAACGTCCAAATAGCAAACACATAGGCAACCCTTTATTTGCTGCCAGACTTTCAAGAATCAAGTCAACAAGGTCGCGCAAGCCGCCGACATTCGCCGCGACACGCTCAAACTTTTGGTTTTCATCAATAATAACTGAATTGATAACATGTTTTGCCTGGTCAATCTGTTTGATGTACGCCATTACATCCGCTTCTTGGTGATCCGCAAGCAGGTTCATAAGGTTATGAATTGTCAATACTCCTACAATAAACTCGCTTATGATATGTTCGATATTTGAATACGTTTCTCCGACCGCTCGCAACCTGTCCCAGCATGACTGAAAAATAGAATCCGCCCAACCTTGGTTTTGAAACCGCGTTACATCTGGCACTTCATCACCTTCAAACCGCAAACACCTTGACTCATGCACAAAAAAAGGTTGCCCGAAAATAGGGGTAATACGGTATATTTGCGGATGTCCATACGAATCATTCGAGGGATCAAGGTACAAATCTGCGGGATTGATTACTATTCGGTATCTATCAAACACAAGCAACTGTTTTACGCCTTTTAGTCGTGCCAAATTAGCCGGCTTAGACATATCATCGATTCCATCATCCAACACCATTACAATAAGTGAACCACCGTACAACTTTGCAAAAGTCAATGCCTTTTTAACTTCTTTTTTCGTATTAATTTTCTTTAATTCGGTTTCAATTTTCTTGTCTGTATCGCCTTCAACATTCCACCATGAACGGGTCATATCCCCTACAATGCGTGAAAGAATTATCCGCCCTAATCCATCACTGCGGTATATATCAGTTAAATCTTGATACATTAACCGCGCTTCTGGGGCAAATGTTGTAGATAGTTTTCGGTCATGTCCCTTGACACCTAAACCCGTTATAAGGTTTTGCCATGTGTCCATACTGAAATTGTCTTGTGTCAATATTGGCGACATTCTACCACGTGGAAATATCACACCGGCATTTGTTGCACGGCGACGGCCTATTGGCTTAATTGGCGTTTCGTTTTTCATGTTTTACCAAACCAGTCTTTTGCTGAAGGGAAGCCAGTGACTTTGGATACTTCAGATACAGCGTATCTTCGAGCATCCATTCCATGGCTAAAAAAATGAGTTATCGCATCTGTAAAATTTCCGTTTTTATCTTTTATATACATGCAGTTTCTTTGTTCTTTAATGCAATTCGGGCTATTTTTAAACCAAAATTGATTATATTGATTTACCTTTTGTATACCGTGTTCTACGCTACCTTGACCTTTAGTAACTGGCAAAACATTGTATCCATAATCACATAATTCCTGTATACTTTTGGGTTCCGCACTATCTGCAATTATTACATCTCGATGTTTTCTAACGCCAACTTCTGCGAACCTGTCTGCAATCTGCCTATTAGTCATTCCAGTTTCGTAAAACATTTCCTCGGAATATAAATCGTTGCCCCTTATTTCGTTTCTGACTAAAACCGATGGATCGTTTGAAAATCCGAAGTCAAGACCATAAATAATAAGCGGTCTTGCTATCGGTTGCAATTGTTCTATTATCTGAAAATTAGGATATACAAGTCCATTAATTTTACCTACAAGACCAAGGCCGTATACGTGCCACCAATTCGGATCAGCGTCTTTTTCAGACTCAATATTTTCAATAATTGATTTGTCAAGTACATGTTTCGCGTCAAGGTATGTACTATGAATATATTCCGTATCTGGTCTTGGTATAATTTTTTCATGCGCCCAAAATTCAGCGACTGGATTATAATCCAGAAAGGTAAACAGCCTTGTACGCTTATCAAGTTCCATAAACGATTCATAAGCGACGTTGTTACATTCGTTAATGTAAAGAATATCTCTTCGACCACCTCGAAGCTTTGCCGAAGAGTCCGCACCAAAAAATTCAATTTGACTACCATTTGGAAAAGTATATATGTAATCAGAGCGATTCCATCTTTTTTCATCAAGATAATCTTCCATGATTTTGAGAAAATCACGAATTGCACCACGCTTAAGAACCGGCAAAGATTCCGCAACGATAGAAATAAGAATCTTGCGCTTTGATTCCATTGCAATAAAAATGAGCAATTGAACAATAGAATACGTTTTAGAAGATGACGTTCCGCCTTCATTAACTGCACGTCTGATTTTTTTATTGAGGTATGCACTGAGATTGCGGGTAAAAACATTTGTGGTTGTTGCTTTCATTTAAAATCACAAAAAGCGTTATTCTTGCATTTCTTGAGATTCCCGCCCATCACCGGAAGATATTTTTTCGCACATTTTCATGGTTGCAACATCGATAACATTAAAAACAGGGCTTTGCTTTATCTTTTCACCGCCACTTGTCATGTCCACAGCCTGTTTTGCTTTTCCATCTAATCTGTCCGCAATAAATTCAACAGCCCAAGATTCGCCCTGCATTGCGGCAATTCTTACTTTAATCCATGTAATATCGTCAACGGTTAAATTTTCTTCTGTCAATTCTGGAAAAAACTCTTTTATTTTTTCGCTGACTTGTGCCGGGCTTTTTAATTCCCCATAATTGGCCAATTTATACGATATGTTAGATACGCCTTTGGGTCTGCCTGGCCCTCCTGGATTACCTTTTTTAAACTGTGTTTCTTTTGGGGGAAATCCTGGGCCAACTATATAAGGGATTTCATTGCCACCCGATAAATTCCCGATATTCTCATTTTCTTCCATAATATCCATATAATATATCGTGTCATAACAAAAAAGCAAACTATTTTAAAATAAATTTGACTTAGACCAATGCGCATGATTATATTGTGAGCATAAACGCACAACAGTAATGTGCGAACGCAAAGTGTTTTTATCATTTGAAAGGGGTATAGTATGCTGATTTATCAAACTGGTAGCGCTGGGACACCACGCGGAATGTCTGTTGGTGCACTTCGAAAATTCGCCACTGCTTCTGGAAAAGCCGCAGCAGCAAAAGTCAAAATTGGTAAACGCCGCTAATTAAAACCGTCATTTATCCAATGGTTCTGATAGTTTAAATGACGGTCTATCTGGTTTTAAGTTAATATTTTTAGCCATTTCGTACCCGTCAATAAGCGTGTGAGATTTTTCTAATCCTACATTTTTAAGAAATTCTTTTTTATCGTCTTTGCAAGAAAAACAAACTATTAGATATGTTTCATGGTCATTTGTAGCTTGAAATTCTTTATTTTTTTTCCTAAAAGATTTAATTTCTTCCGATAATTCTACCTCTGGATTTTTAAGGCAATCTTCAGATTTTTGCGTTTCGTTGCCTTCTAAATTAAAATTAATATCTGAAAAATCAATGCCTGGAAAATCAAAAATACTTTTTGTTCTGATCATATCTAAAAATCTCCAAATCTATAAGTGGAAAATATTCTTTTATCTTTTCGTAATCTTCTGGGTAATGTTTTTTAACTCCAAACAGAAATTGATATTTCATTGCATCGTATGATCTGTTCCATATTTTGTAATCATCTGACAACGGTATATTTTTTTCTTTAAGCAACTGCAAAACATCTGACTTGTTCCAATCAAAAACAGGAAATATTTTTTTTGTGATATGATCTATGCCGTTTTGTTTTTTCTTAAAAAACTTTCTCCGGTTAAAAGACTCGCTCGCTCTCATGCCCACAATATCATAATAAATATTATTGTCACCTGTTGACCTAATATAACAATCGACAAGATTTTCAAACGTTAATTTAGGTAAATTTAAGCTACATAAATATTCTATCATGGGGGGGGGCATAAAATCGTTATGCCTTAAAAAATCGTATAACATGGGATGCGGAAGTCGTATAATTTTAATATCAAGCAATTTTTCGTATGTTGTTAGTGTTTTTTCTACAAAAAACAATTCAGGACATAAATAAAAATAAAACGGAATAAAATTGATTTCCAATGCCTTTAAAATAACAGCGCAAGCCAAGCTATCCTTTCCACCAGAAAAACCAAGAGTGACTTTTTGTTGTTGTTTTAATAGGTCGAATATTTCAGGATTTATTTGTTTCATTTTTCCCCACCTGCCTATACCTATCCGCCGATTTATGTAGCTCGTATCTGTATTGCTCCACCTGCGTACGGTGCTCATCGTGCGCAACTGCATCGAGCACGGTTTTATCAGCCTCTAAAATACGCAGTTGCACGACCACTGTTTTTTCTTTTTTTTTGCGTCCCATTGTTACCTATTTTTTGTTAAACCAGCCGCGCCCGGTTGACTCGGGACGGCGGCAGCCCCGCGGCGGTTAGTTACAATGTGTTGCTAAAAAATCAAACTTGTTGCCAAAATTAATAAATGCATACTCGTTTTTAATCTCGGATATTTGGCATTTGCGCAAAAGTTTTATCGTTTTTTTTACAGCATCTCTGCCATCTATGTATACCACCTGTACGCCTAGCGATCCGCTATTGTTATGCCACCGGACATACGGTATTTTAATGCGCGCCCTGAGACCATCACCTCTAACTGCAATACCAGTATAGCAATTGTCCCAGATGCCTACGCTAACCGTGTCGCGGCTAATCACTTTGTACTGTCGTGTTTTTGCTGTTAAAACGCTCATTTTATCCATCCTCTGCCGAGGTCTACGGAGCCTGCCGCATCAGTCTGTAGATCAGTTATTGTCTACACCTATAATATACAACGATTAAACACAAAGCGAAACAAATATTTAATATATTTTATTTATTCGTAGACCAATTTTTGTGGATTTTGGTCTACAATTTAAAATCTGCACCAACCCACCCATATTTTTTCAATATTTCGCAAATATCCGCCTCGTTTCTGCATGTTTCTATTTTGTAAAATGGGTTTTTCTCTCTGAACTCTTTTTGCTTATCTGTCAATTTGCCCGTTTTGGTTTTATATTCAACGTGTATTACTTTGTTATTGTAAGCAGAATACCAGTCAGCATCCTGTGAGCCGTCTTTACTTGTGCTACAATCTTTTACACTAAACCCAATGCGTATTACAATGTCGCTTAATGTTTTGTGATTAGTGTCTTTTTTGTTTGCGTACATTGCTTACCCTTTCTTGTTTGCTCACGTATCTCACTTACAAAATGCACATACATCGATATATCCGCACCGCACTTCGGGCACACATACCACGCTCGCCCTTTGCGTATAGGGTCGTTTATGTAATCAATTTCGCACTGGTGCATCGCTGCGCCTTTCCGTTTCGCACATAGCACCACACTTCACACAACGCATCATCGCTTGTTTTTGTGCTTCTGGAATATCATTCGGTATATCAGGTTGTGTAGACCTGCAATTCCAGCATATCAATTCAGGCATTATTTACAACCCTTAAACTCTCCACATTCTCCAACTCGATGAAATTTATTTATAACGGTTTTAAACATTTTAGAATTGAGCAACTTTTTTACATCACCGTCTAATTCTAATTTATTGTTTTGTGTAGGCATTCCAGCATGATACAAGATTTGAATAATATGTTTATTTGTAAATTTTGTTTTAAGAGATTTACACGAAAACGACAAACAGGAATAATCTAAGTCTACCCCTGTGAGGTCTACCCCTGTGAGGTTTGCCCATGTGAGGTCTACCCCTGTGAGGTTTGCCCCTGTGAGGTCTGCCCGTGTGAGGTTTGCCCGTGTGAGGTTTGCCAGTGTGAGGTTTGCCCCTGTGAGGTTTGCCCGTGTGAGGTTTGCCCCTGTGAGGTTTGCCCGTGTGAGGTTTGCCCGTGTGAGGTTTGCCCGTGTGAGATCTGCCTCTGTGAGGTTTGCCAGTGTGAGATCTGCCCATGTGAGATCTACCCCTGTGAGGTTTGCCCATGTGAGGTCTACCCCTGTGAGGTTTGCCCGTGATCCGCCTTCATTTTTTAACCATTTTTTATGGTCTACTAAAACCTGCATCAACTTTTCTGTCGTCATATCCATCGCAAACTACTCCTATAAAAAACCGTATCGCCCCGCAAGAATCTGGAAAATTGCGAGTGCGCTGGCGCTACGATACGGATAATGTTTTTGTGTGAAGTTTCCAGATTCACAGTGTACTAAATATAACATATTATGCGTCAACGCGCAAGGTTTATTTTAAAACAGCTCATAATATTTTTTATTTGCTATTTTATCCCAAAAAAGCTTGCATTTTTTTTCAACAAACGCAATACTTTTATTATTCAAACTAAACATTTCGAATATATAAGAAACATTAGCATCTATTTGTAAATTTACTGTATAAGAATCTGGTATTACGCCTTTATGTGGTGGATAATGAAAAAAATTAATATAATACCGCTTACCTTTTTTATCCCGTATACACTTTTGATATAAAAAATCAGAATGTTCTTTAAAATGTGATTTACCATGCTTTCTATAACCATTTACTGCTAGTTGTTCCTCAGTTATTTTTCCTAACATACCTTACCCCTTATCGTTGCCGCGGTTTATATTTTGTACTTTTAATAAAAATCTAAACACGAGTAATTAATTTTAGGTTTTGTATCTTCAAATGCTTGTTTTACTTCTTCTTTGTAATCAAAATTAAAAAACACCTTGGATTTTAATTGTCTGATTACAGCTAAAATGCAAGCCGGACAATTTGCTTCTTCTTTCATTTTTTCAAATGATGACAAAATTTCTTTTATGTTTAATACATTTTTCTCTTGAATGTTTTCAAAAATTGTATTTGTTTCTATTACATCACAAGGCATTATTGCTATAAGTGATTTTAAATTGTTTTGCGCACCATTAACTATATCACACATTCTACAATATCTATCTGGATTTTTTGTACAATGCTTTTCATGTTTAATCATACTTGCAGCATTATATTTCTTCTTTCCGCAATGATCACATTTATATTGATTAACTTTTTTAATTTTCATTTTTATTTTCTCCTAAATGATTCCCAATTACAAATTATCATTATTCCACATTCATGTATTCTATCAACAATAGAAGCGCCCATGCTTGCGGCAAAGGCCTTTTCGTCTTGATTGCTT